TCGAAGTTACAGGAGAAAGTTACAGAAAGAAAACATCAAAAGCAGTCACCCAGCAGTCAGCTAAGAAATAACTCAAAGGCGGCCAGAGTAGTTGACGCGTACCGGCCAAGGTAGTTGACGTCTAATAGGAGACAGCCAAATTACGAGGATGGTGACAAATGACCAGCAAATTAACCAGAGAAGAGAATGTTCAGGCTGTCTTTGATTTAAAAGCCGGCTACACATTGGGGCTCGCCGATGTAGAGATTCTCAAGCGAGTAGCCCGCATGGCGCTGGCCGCAATGGACAGCGAGCCGGTGGCGTGGCTCAATGATGCGTACCTGGCGCGTGGAGTTGTTGACGGAGAGGCGGGGAGTGAGGATGCTGGGCCAGGATATATTCCAGTGTATCGCGAACCAGTTACGCGGCCAGCGCCAGTAATGTTCATTGATGGCGACATCTCGCCTGCGGACGCCGATAAACTGGCAAAAGTCATACGGGAATTCAATGAAGAAGACGAAAGGCCATTGGCAAAGATGGCGCGGATAATTCGTGAAAATCCACATCCCACAAACGAATGTGATATGCCGAAATCGCATCCAACCTCGGTAGTGCCTGAAGAGGCTTACAGTGACGACTGTCCCGACCTGTACCCGAGCCAGCCTGATGCCTGGGCTGCTGGATTTAACTCCTGCCGCGCCGCCATGCTCCAGAATGTCACCCTCGCCAATGAGGGTGACATACAGGCTGGCAACTCTCTGGAGATTCCAGAGGGCTACGTGTTGGTGCCGAGGGAGCCGACAGACGAAATGATAGCTGCTGCTATGGACTGTGATGATGTGCTGTTCAACAGCGATGAAACGTTCTGCGTGCAATTCGGGAATATCTACGAAGCCATGACTGCAGCAGCGCCGCAGGAGGTAACAAGTGCAAGAGTTCATCCTGCACGAGACGAATAAAAAGCAACTCTGGTCAATCCTCAAAGAAATCCTCTCTACCGGCAAACGCTGGCGAATCAAAATCTCTGAGTACCGCGCTAAGCGGTCGATACCCCAAAACTCACTCAGTCACATGTGGTACTCCGAAATCAGCGAGCAGCTAATAGCTACTGGCCGGGATTACTGCACGCCTGAGTGGGTTAAACGGAACATGAAAAAAACGTTCCTGGGATATCACGAGGTTGAATACACCAATCTGCTGACCGGAGAGGCGGAAACGAGGGATGAACTCAGGAAAACATCGGAACTCGACACCGGCGACATGCACTACTACCTGCAGCAGGTTGAGGAATGGTGCCTGTCCGTCGGCATAGAGCTAACCACCCCGGCTGATTGCGAGTACCGGGAATTACAGCGGAGGCAGAACGAGTGACGCGGCGGAGTCCAACTCAAATCATCATCGACCACCTGATATTCACCCCAACCAAACGCAGCAAATCCCGCAGTAAAACAATCCCCAGCGAATCCGACGTAACGACATTCAACTACACGGCTCACATGTGGGATATGCGCTGGCTGCGAAACAGAGCGAGGAGGAGTAGTGGTTAATTTACGCAAAGAGGCGCGTGGCAGGGAATGCCAGGTGCGCATTGTTGGGGTGTGCAACGGAAATGCCGAAACTGTAGTGCTGGCGCATTACCGGATGCCTGGATTATGCGGAACGGGCATCAAACCTGACGATTTGTTCGGGGCGTGGTCGTGCTCAGCCTGTCACGATGAAATAGATAGGCGCACGCGCATTACAGACGCTGACAGCGCCTATCTGGCGCATCTGGATGGCGTTCTCAGAACGCAGGCTCAGCTGCTGACAGAGGGGAAAATTAAACGGTGACGGTTTACAACATAACGCCAGTCCCTAAGCCTCGAATGACTCAGAGGGACAAATGGCAGAAAAGGCCGCCGGTGCTCAGATACAGGGCATTCTGCGACGAAGTAAGGCTCAAAAAAATATCCCTCCCCGAACACAGCTACCACGTCACATTCATCATGCCGATGCCGAAAAGCTGGAGCCACAAAAAACGCTCCGATATGAACGGCAAGCCCCATCAACAGAAGCCAGACAAGGACAATCTCGAAAAGGCGCTGCTTGATGCGATTTTCGATGATGACAGCCGCGTGTGGGATGGGCGGGTAACGAAAGTTTGGGGTGAGGTAGGACAGATAAAAATCACTGAACTGGAGGCAGCATGACCAGAGAGTACGTGAAGAAAATCCATTATCCATGCGAGACGGCCGCAATCTTTCAGGACGTTATTTTTGTTATGCGCGTTAATGACGCAGCAGAGCTACTCAATTCTGCTGACAGGGCCGCCGAGTTCTACCTTAATTATTTCCCATTCTGTGAACTTGAAGATGTGAGGGAAGGGGTGCTTTACAGCTTCGGCGGGCTGTATCTCAAAGACTGGCAGATTATCAGGGAGGCCGCATGAAACAATTACTGCGATACATCATCGAGCGATTTAAACCGATAACGCCGGTTGTGCAGCCGGTAAATGGCTACAGCTACCCGGCTCAGCCTGGGCGGAAGCGGAGGAAACACAAATGCCAGTAGCAGAACGAAACCTCACCAGGGAGCAACAGGAGTGGCTTGAGGGATGGCTTGAACTGTGGGGGGCATGGGTTTATAGCGGGAGGCTGGAAAAACGAATGAGCAGCGTTATAGCTCAATTCATGGAGCGTGCAGACCCGAAGCGAGTTATAACCCGTCCGATGTGCAATGACGATGACGGAATGTTGATTTCTCAGGTCGTAGATTCCGTCATGCGCATTGACACAAAGGCGTTTGGCGTTCTGCTTAGCTACTACTCTCACGGCTCAACTGAGTACGCCATTGCATCCTACTATCACGACACCGCAAAGCCACGCAAAGTATCGCGTAGGGGTAGAGAGCGCCTTGGCAAGCCTTCTCTGTCTACCTGCAGGCGTGAGGTAAGAGAAATACTCGATGCGGCCAGGTATTTTCTCTATCAACCAATGCATGATGCGTTCATGAATCGCAAACGTGTTGCTAAAGTTAAACATATTGCGCCAAACGTGTTGACATCTATGAGCTATTGAGCAATTATAACAAGGTAAGTTGCCGTTAGTGACTCTTAAGTTACTGCAGCATCACCCATTCAAGCCCTGCGATTAACGTCGTGGGGCTTTTTGCATTTAGCTGGTTTAGCTCAGCAGGTAGAGCGCCTGATTTGTAATCAGGATGGCATGGGTTCGAAACCTGTAACCAGCACCAAATCCCAGCAGCCAGCTCGGAACTTAGGCCATAGAGCCGACATTGCCTTAACCCTCATTGCCCACTACGCGTGGGCTTTTTTATTTCCAGCGCCTGCCATCGCGGGCGATATCACTACTCACAGCGCCGACCGACAAAATCGGAGGTGGGGCATGTATCGAATGGATAAACTAACAACGGGTATTGCCTACGGGGCGTCAGCCGGTAATGCCGGATTCTGGATGCTGCAGGTGCTCGATAAAGTCAGTCCATCACAGTGGGCTGCTATCGGCGTGCTCGGGAGTCTGCTATTTGGGCTCCTGACGTACCTGACCAACCTGTTTTTCAAAATCAAAGAGGACCGGCGCAAAGCCGCACGAGGTGAATGATGTCTCCTGCATTGCGTAAAAGCATCATTTCCGCGCTTGGCGGTGGCGCTATCGCAATCGCTACAGCCATGCTGTCTGGAAAGGGCGGACTGGAAGGTAGGGAATACATACCGTACCGCGATGTCGTCGGCGTTCTCACGGTCTGCGACGGATATACCGGCAGCGACATCATCCCCGGCAAGAAATACAGCGATACCGAGTGTGACTCGCTCACCCGCGCGGACCTGCAGCGCATCGCCCGGCAGGTTGACCCGCACATCACCGTGCAGACCACGGAAACTCAGCGGGCGGCGATTTACTCCTGGGCGTACAACGTTGGAGCAACAGCAGCCATCAATTCCACGCTGATGAAAAAGCTAAACTCACGCGACTATGCCGGCGCCTGTGCTGAGCTGAAGCGCTGGGTATACGCTGGCGGGAAGAAGTGGCGCGGTCTGATGAACCGGCGGGATGTGGAGTATGAGGTTTGCACCTGGGGGCAGAAATGAGCAGATTAACCGAGATAGCTATCTCGGTGATTATTCTCGCCGCTCTTTGCGCTCTGTCCTGGTATTCAGGCTGGAACTCGCACGCTGACCACGTTAACGCCCTGGCCGCCGCAAAGCAGAAGAAGGCTGAAACTGAGATAAGGCCGGTAGAAGAAAAAGCTGCTGCCGAAAACGCTAAAGCTCAGGTCGTCTACAAAACCATAACACGCGACGTGGTGAAATATGTCCAGTCTCCGAATCGCACTGTGTGCAAGTTTGATGTTGATGCTGTGCAGTTGCGCCAGCGCGCCATCGACGCTGCCAACTCCATCCCCGGATTTGATGCAGCCACCGTGCAAGGCAAGTGATGCGGGTAGTGACTCAGATGCAGACCTGCAATCTGACATCGAAACCGCTCAGTGCCTGCGCCAACTCAGGCTAGATAAATACCGATGGCAGGCGTATTACCGCGCCGTCAGTAAGTAACATCCCGCGCGCCATACTGTCGCAGCATCCCCGCATTAACTATGACCGCAGCCCGACGGGGCACTCCTCTGCGTGAGTGTGCGGGGATAATCAATAACAGTGCATACCGGGTTCCGTGTTACATAGCGGCGTTTCCCTCACGGCGGCCCGCTGGAGCCGTGGTAGAAGAATCTCAGTTTATAAAATTCTACAAACAGTGCCGGTAAAGCGCTGTTGATAGAGTTTTATGTAAGTTTTAGCCCGTAGATGTCTCGCGTATCGCCGGGGAAATACAAAACAAACCAGTGGAATATTCCAAAATGGCCCTGTCAAAAGAAGAAGAGATACAAAGGTTGGTCTTGCTAGGAGTCATCAGCCAGTTGGAAGAGGCGGAGCGTGATGAAATCTACGCTCTGAAAGATAAGTTCCTGGAGATATTCAAAACGGCAACTAAACCAGAACTTGCTTTTGCGGCATTAGGGCTGGTGTCGGCCGAGGTTCAGAAAGGGGATTGATTTAGATATGGCGACCAAGAAAAAAGTCGGTCGCCCAAGTAAACTTGCCGAGAGTCTGGAAAAGGCAAAAGAATACTTAATGGGCGGCTATGAGGCGGTAGGTGATGTAGTCCCTAGCGTTGCTGGGCTTGCTTGTTATCTCGGCGTAACCCGGAAGTCTATCTACGAGTGGGCGAAGGGAAGTGACGAATTAAGTGACACGTTAGAGGGCATTCTTTCTATGCAGGAGAATAAGCTCATTAACAAGGGACTGACAGGTGATTTCAACGCGACCATAACGAAGTTGATGCTGGCTAACCACGGCTATAGCGATAAGACCGAAGTTGATAACAAGTCATCCGACGGCAGCATGACGCCGAAGCCCACAACCATTCAATTGTTGCCAGTTGAGCCGAAAGCATGAGTGAAGCCGTTCAACTACCGATCCCCGCCAAGCTTGCGCCACTGTTCACCGCCGCGAATAAGCGTTATCGGTGCTCGCACGGTGGACGTGGTAGCGCCAAGACGCGCACATTCGCACTGATGACCGCCGTGAAGGCGTATCAGTCGATGATGAACGGTGAAAGCGGCGTGGTGCTCTGCGCGCGTGAGTTTATGAACTCGCTGGAAGAGTCGAGCATGCAGGAGGTGAAGCAGGCGATCCTGTCCGTTCCCTGGCTGGCTGCCAATTTCGACATTGGCGAGAAGTACATCCGCACCATCGACAAGAGCGTGAACTATGTGTTCTGCGGCCTACGGCATAACCTGGATAGCATCAAGTCGAAGGCGAGGATCCTGCTGTGCTGGGTGGATGAGGCTGAGTCCGTCAGCGAAACTGCCTGGCAAAAACTGAGCCCGACAGTTCGCGAGGAGGGGTCGGAAATCTGGGTGACGTGGAACCCGGAGCGCGACGGTAGCGCGACCGATAAGCGGTTCCGCAAAGAGGCTGGCGACGACTGCATCACAGTTGAGATGAACTACACCGATAACCCGTGGTTCCCTGAGGTGCTGGAAAACGAGCGTCTTAACGACCTGCGGCGTCTGGACCCGGCGACATACGCATGGGTGTGGGAGGGCGCATATCTCGAAAACTCCGACAAGCAGGTGCTGGCCGGGAAATACCGGATAGCCGAGTTCTCTGACTACCTCTGGAAAGAGGCGGAGCGGCTACATTTCGGTGCTGACTTCGGGTTCGCTAAAGACCCGAACACGCTGACCCGCTCATTCATTCTGCATAACCGACTCTACGTCGAGTATGAGGCCTACGGCGTTCATACTGAACTTGATCACATGCCGGAGCTGTACGACACCATCCCCGGCGCGCGGGACTGGCCCATCAAGGCCGACTCTGCGCGACCTGAGACAATCAGCTATCTCAAACGGCAGGGCTTCAATATCTCAGCCGCCGAGAAATGGCAGGGGAGCGTTGAAGACGGGATCGCACATCTTCGCGGATTCGACGAAATCATTATCCATCCTCGCTGCAAGAACGTGGCGCGAGAGGCCCGCATGTGGTCCTACAAAACGGACCGCATCACCGGCGAGGTATTGCCGAAACTGGCAGACGGTTACGAACACTGCTGGGACGGGATTCGCTACAGCCTCGACGGACACATTAAGCGCAAAGGCCAGGTGGCTGGGATGATGATTCCGAAACGCCTGCAAGGGAGATAGCATGCCTAAAAAATGCAAATGTTCTAGCTGCGAGCGAAGGCGTAAAGGCTGGCCTGGTTATCAACCTTGCGCTTCCAAAATGCCTACAGGTGAAATCCTGCCACCGCCTAAGAAACGATAACGGACAAACCATGACTGACAAATTAACTCTCGCCGTCAACCATGCGTTGAGCGATGCGCGGATGGCGCGTGCCCGTATGGGGATTATGGCGCCAACAATGGGGCTGGATAATAAGCGCCATTCCGCATGGTGCGAGTATGGCTTCCCTGAGCAGGTAACCTACGAAAACCTCTATGCCCTTTACCGTCGCGGTGGTATCGCTCACGGTGCCGTTGAGAAGCTGGTTGGCAAGTGCTGGCAGACTAACCCGGAAATCATCGAGGGCGATGACGCTGACGAGAGCGAGGGTGAAACCACCTGGGAGCGAAAGACCAAGCAGGTATTCACTAATCGACTCTGGCGCTCGTTCGCCGACGCTGATCGCCGCCGCTTGGTTGGGCGTTATTCAGGAATCCTGCTGCACATCAACGACTCTCAGGGATGGGACCAGCCAGCAACCAAAGGGAAGCTGCTCCAGAAAGTAACAGTCGCCTGGGCTGGCTCCCTGACAGTTGGCGATTGGGACACCGGCCTGAACTCTAAAACCTACGGCCAGCCAAAAATGTGGCAGTACGTCGAGCGGCTGCCGAACGGCTCAAGCCGTCGCGTTAACATCCACCCTGACCGGATATTCATCCTGGGCGATTATTCAGATGATGCCATCGGGTTTCTGGAGCCGGCCTATAACGCATTCGTTAGCCTGGAGAAAGTCGAAGGTGGCTCTGGTGAGTCGTTCCTGAAGAACGCGGCCCGGCAGCTGGCGCTGAGTTTCGACAAAGAAATCGACTTCGGCAGCCTGGCATCAATGTACAACGTCAGCGTTGATGAACTGCAGGATAGATTCAACGAGGCCGCCCGCGAGATGAACCGTGGCAACGATGTACTGTTGTCGTTACAGGGCGCTAACGTCACCTCCCTGGTCTCTCCGGTATCTGACCCATCACCAACCTATGACGTTAACCTACAAACCGCTGCAGCCGGGGTGGATATCCCGACGCGCATCCTGGTTGGCAACCAGCAGGCCGAGCGGTCCAGCACCGAGGACCAGAAATATTTCAACGCTCGCTGCCAGTCCCGCAGGGTTGACCTCTCTTTTGAGATTGAGGATTTCTGCGACAAGCTGATCGACCTGCGAATTATCGACTCAATCGCTGTGAAAACGGTTATCTGGGATGACCTGAACGAGCAGAGCAGCGCTGAAAAACTCGCTAACGCCAAAACGATGGGCGAGGTAAACCAGACCATGCATGGCAGCGGAGAGAATCCGGCATTCAGCCGCGAGGAAATTCGCACGGCTGCTGGTTACGAAAATGACGGCGACGATCCGTTAGGAGAAGAGGATGGCGAAGAGGAAGGCGAAGCCGCCGATTCTACCGCGTAACTACCGCGACCCCACCGGGGCTGACGCCCTGGAGCGCCGGGCGATGAAAGATTTTGCCCGCAGGATGAATAAAATCTCCCGGGCATATAAATCAGCACTCGAACGCATCCCGTCATCACTCGCAGTAAACGCCAGGTACGAATACCAGCTCGATCCGCAATACCTATCCCTGATTCTCAATGATGCCAGCTACCTGGTTGACCAGGTGCTGCTGGATGGCGGCCAGAACGACCTGTGGTTCGACGAGTATATCGACCTGGCCGCCGAGAAAGGCACCGGCCAGGCGTACGCCAACCTGAGCCAGCAATCATCGGCATATGCCGCTGGCCGCGAGTCTCTGTCAGCAATCCTCGCCAGTGAGCCATATCAGCGTCGCATGGCGCTGGTTCACGCTCGCATGCTCGAGGAGATGAGGTGGTTAGGGGCCGAGGTTAAGCGGGACATGGCGCGAGTGCTAACGGATGGTGTTGGGCGTGGGCTTCACCCGCGGGAGGTGTCGAGAAATCTCACCGAGCAAATCGGCATCGAGAAGCGTCGGGCAAACCGCATCGCTCGCACCGAGATAACGACGGCACTGCGGCGGGCAAAATGGGAGGAGGACGAGGAGGCGCGGGAGGATTACGGCCTGAAAACCAGACTGCTGCACATCTCGGCTCTATCTCCAACCACGCGCAGAACTCATGCAGCGCGTCATGCACATCTCTACACCACTGATGAGGTGCGGGAATGGTACGCGCGGGATGCCAATGCTGTGAACTGCAAATGCAGTCAGCAGAGCGTCCTGGTTGACGATAGCGGCGAACCGCTTTTCCCCGATCTCATCACAAGACTCAAACAGGAATACAAAACGATGCAGGCGCGAAAATACGCCTGGGCGGAGAAATAACTATGCCGATGCAGGTCAATATCACTACCCGGGTGAACAGTCAGTCTATCCGGCGTGAGACATATAACGGTCGTGAACACCTGGTGCTACCGAGCTACACGCTTCCGGCCAACGTCGTAATGAACGGCGGCCTCTATCCTCAGTCAGAAATCGACGCCCACTATAAGGGGCTGGAAGGAACCCTGGCGCCGCTGGGCCACCCGCAGGTGAACGGCCAGTTCGTCTCTGCATTCTCTCCGGAGGGTATCAACGCCGGGCATGTTGGAGCGTGGAACCGCAACGTCAAGAAGTCCGGTAACCGCATATACCTGGAAAAGTGGGTGGACGTGGCGCGCGCCGGAGAATCTGAGGGCGGCCGCGAGCTGCTGGACCGGGTTGCTGCTATCGAGCGTGGCGACGACGTGCCACCGATTCATACCAGCGTGGCAGCGTTTCTCGACCAACTCGAGCCCAATGAACAGCAGCGATCGACTGGCGCTAAGTGGGTAGCGAAAATCCACAGCATGGACCATGACGCCATCCTGCTGCATGAGGTCGGTGCTGCTACGCCAGAGCAGGGCGTTGGCATGATGGTCAATGCTGACCTTGCCGTACCGCTTAAGGCCAATTCTGGCGCGCTGGTTGGAGAGTCATATCGCGAACGCGAACAGCGCCTCGACAGGGCCGCAAAGGCCAAGTTTGCCCCGGGTGAAAATCAATACGCCTGGGTGGCTGATTTCACTGATTCACAGGTGGTCATCATCCGCAACGGCGGAGATGCGCAGGTTTATGGCTACTCAGCCGACGGCGGGAAAATCACCATTGACGATACCGGCACCGCAGTAGCTCGCCAGGAATCGTGGGTCTCTGTCGTCGCAAACAAATTCAAATCATTTTTCACACCGCAGGAACAGCCTGCAACCAACCAAACGGAGGGCGACATGCCTTTAACCAAAGAAGAACTGGAACAAATCGGCAGCACCATTGGCCAGGCTGTTGCAACCAACATGCAGTCGGCTATGCAGCCTCTCATTGAGAAAATGGACACGCTGCAGGCAAATAACCAGCAACTAGCCGAAACCCTGACTGCCAACTCCCGCGCCGAAGAGAAAACCAAGCGTGACGCGGTGGCGAAGGTCCACGGCGACATTATTGCGAATGCGCTGTCCGGCGAAGCGCTGGACGCGATGTTCAAAACCATCGGCGATGCTGCGCCTTTGGGCACCAATGCTGGCCAGCAGCAGAAAGAAACCGGCGCGCCGGATCCTGCTAACCATTTCGGAGGTGCTGCCTAATGGCTCGTTATCGCCGCGTTAATATCGACGGTCAGTCTCTGTACAAGACCGAAACCCGCAAGGCCGCAGCCGCGCTACTGCCGGGCACTGCCGCTGTCATTAATGCTGATGGTGAGTTTGCTCAGGCGTCTGCGCTGAATGGTCGCCTCTACATCATTGATGTTGCGTATCACCAGGGCCAGAAAATCACCGAGGCTGTCCCCGCTGGTGATTCCGCTGTCGGTAACTATGTTGAAGAGGGCCGCGAGCTGGCTCTGCTGTGCGTGCCTGGCGCGTACAAAAAGGACAGTCCGATCAAGCTCGGCTCAAACGGCCAGTTCACTCTCGCTACTGCCGACACCGATTCTGTTATCGGCTACAGCCAGGATGAGGCGACCATCCCTGCCAGCACCACCGATTTCATCCGCGTCCGCATGCGCGTCGGCACCGTCGCCGCACCTGCTGAGTCCGGCGAATAATAAAAGGATAACCGAACATGTATTTCTCCAAAGAAACGCTGGCGACTAACTCCCGCCTAGGCGGCCACTGGAACGAGCTGTGGGCTAACCGCAATATGTGGAATGCCAACCACGATGCCATGATTGCCGCTAACCGCGCGCACATGACGCCTGACTGGCTGGCCGCGAACGCCGCCGGAGGATTTACCCGCGAATTCTGGGCTGAGATTGACCGCCAGGTGCTGCAACTGCGAGACCAGGAAGTCGGGATGGAAATCATCAACGACCTGATCGGCGTGCAGACCGTCCTGTCTGTCGGTAAAACGGCGAAGCTGTACAGCGTTGTTGGCGATATCGCAGACGATGTGTTGGTCAGCATCGACGGCCAGGCGCCGTTCTCATTCGACCATACTGAATATGCCAGCGATGGTGATCCGATCCCGGTGTTCACTGCTGGCTATGGCGTTAACTGGCGTCATGCAGCAGGCCTGAGCACCGTTGGTATCGACCTGGTGCTGGATTCGCAGATGGCGAAGATGCGCAAATTCAACAAAGAGCGCGTCAACTACTATCTGAACGGCAACCCGAACATCCAGGTGCAGTCCTACCCGGCGCAGGGTATTAAGAACCATCGCAATACCAAAAAACTGAACCTCGGAGCTGGCGCCGGCGGTGCCAACATCGACCTGACCACTGCCACCATGACTCAGCTGTTTGAGTTTTTCGGCAAGGGCGCATTCGGCGTGCTGGCCCGCACCAACAAAGTGGCTCAGTACGATGTGATGTGGGTGTCGCCTGAAATCTGGGCGAACCTGGCGCAGCCGTATGTCGTTAACGGCGTAGTCAGCGGTACCGTGCTGCAGGCAGTTCTGCCTTTTGCATCGGTCAAAGAGATCCGCATGACGTTTGCTCTGAGCGGTAATGAGTTCATCGCCTACGTTCGCCGTCAGGACGTGATTTCTCCGCTGGTTGGCATGGCTGTCGGCGTTGTTCCGCTGCCGCGCCCGCTACCTAACGTTAACTACAACTTCCAGATTATGTCCGCTGAAGGTCTGCAGATCACCGCAGACGACCAGGGGATGTCTGGTGTTGTCTACGGCGCTGACCTGGCGTAAGGAGCAGTCATGGCTAAATACGAAGTGGTGCGACCGTGGAACGGCGTTACGCTAGGGCAGGTGGTGGAGATTGAAAAAATCCACCCGGCGCTGAAATCCAACGTTCGCCTGATGCGCGGCGAGGCTGGAGGAGAGCTTTCCCCGGCCACTCCGGCCGCTGGCACTGATACCAAGTCGCACAAAGAGGTCATTCAGGCGCGGCTCACCGAACTCGGCATCGAGTTCAAAGGCACGCTGGGTGCTGAAAAGCTCGCTGAGCTGCTGCCGCCTGGTGAGCTGGAAAAGCTCTTCCCTGAAGAATAACGCCGCGAAAGCGGTTTTTTTGTGCCCCGTTCCGGCGGGGCCGCTCATTACCGGAGCCGATAATGGTCACACTCGAACAGGCGAAGGATTACCTAACAAAGCAGGGGCTGGATATTCCCGATTTTGTGCTGCAGGCGCTCATTGACCAGGCCAACAGCATTCAGGAGTGCCTGGACGCGCATTACCCGGCATCGACCGCGCTGCTGATTCAGCTCTATTTGCTGGCGCTGATGGGCCTTGGGCAGGGAGATAAGTACATCTCCAGTCAGAGCGCTCCCAGCGGTGCTTCTCGGTCATTCCGCTACCAGAGCTTTACTGACCGGTGGAATGGCGCTGTAAGCCTCTTGCGTGGCCTGGACAAGTACGGGTGCGCTACCGGTCTGATACCAGCAAATCCAAACAACAAGGCATTTGCTGGCGTCTGGATTGGTCGCGGAGGATGCATGTGCGGTGGTAACAAATGACCTGGATATCCGTAAGCGTCCGCCTGCCGCGCTCATTCACCCGCGTTTGGGTGATGACCGATACAGGGCGGGAGACTACCGGCTACGTTAAATCGGATGGTGAGTGGTTCATCAACTGCCCGCGCATCCGGGCGACTGGCGCGAAAGTGCTGAGGTGGAAAGATGGCTGAACGATATGAAGTGCATGCCTTTAAATGCGATGATAACTGGTCGCTATTCATCTGGATAAACGACACGGGCGTGAAGTTTATTGGCCGCCATGCTGAATCTTACGAGAAAGCCAAAGCTGACTTTCTGGCACAGGCTGATGCTAAGCGCCTCGGCAGCCAATCAGGACTGATGCAGCCTCTAGCTGATTTCAAAATCGTTGAGAAGGTGGAGGTCTTCATGCTATGAGCAGCGTTGCAAACTGGTCTTACACAGCCACGGCGACCATCTGGCACAACCTCGGCACCGACAAATACGGCGACCCGCTCGGGTATTCAGCTCCTGAGGTTATTCTCTGCGATTACGAGGGTGGTCTCAGCAAGCGAATCGGCAGCCTCGGCTCTGAAATCGTGGTCAAAAACACCGTCTGGACAGAGTACGCACTGGCAGCGGCAGGGGACTACCTGCTGATTGGCGAGTCCACTGAAGCAGACCCAGTTGTCGCAGGCGCGGACGAGGTGCGGCAGGTTATCCGCTACGCCGATACGTTTGAGCGACTGGCGGATGACTGGGCGATTTTGACAGGAACATAACCGCTTCATGTAATAATGGCCCTAAAGGTCATTTGGGATGAAGGGTGATGGGGTTTCAATATTGGTTCACTGTATGCGCGACTTTAATTCTTGGCCCCTTAGCACTAATTGAAACATTTAGATATATGCGTCGGGGAATCTACACCAAAACATTCAAGGGCACTCGAAGGAGAGAGTATATCCACAAGGATGAAAAGCCTATTGAGTTCTGGTTCAGCATCGTCGCACATTTTGCTATGGGTAGCGTGTTGATGGGTGTTGGTATCTGGTTTTTAGATAAGATACCTGCAGTTCACCATTTATACGACCAGATACGCGAAATTGCGCAATTTTGGTAATACATAAGAACTGTCACTTCCCGCGCCTCGCCATAGCGAGGATTTATACTGCCTGGAGAACCGCCATGGGCGTTAAAGTTCGCGGCATCCGCGAGGCTAAGGCCAACCTTAACCGCATCGTCGGCGACATTCAGGGGCGTAAGGTGGTGCGGGCTATCAAGTCAGTGCTGCTAATCATTGCCCCAGAGGCGGCAGCAGGAACGCCAATCGGAGCAACCTCGGTTCTCATCAACTCCCAATTTCAGGAAGTGATGGTCAATGGAACCCGCATTACCGGGCGCATCGGATATTCGGCAAACTATGCCGTCTACGTTCATGAGGCCAAAGGGACGCTGAAAGGGAAGCCGAGACCAGCCAGCCAGGGCGGGGGTAATTATTGGGACCCGCATGGTGAGCCTAAATTCCTGGAGAAAGCTGGCGACCGCAAAAGGGCTGATGTTAACGCCGTCATCAAAAAGGAGATGAGCCTATGACGCCGCCCATGTACGAGCGCGTGCAGCAGTATTTTGAGGACGCAAAACTCACCGACGACTACATCGTGCAACTGCTGATGTTCGACGATACCAAAAAATTGACAGACCAGTTTATGGTATTCCGTCCTAACGGCGGCTCAAGCATCAGAAATGACCTCGGTGCCGACCACTACGTCCTCGTTGACGTTGTGTCGGCAAAGGGGAAGCGCGGGGCTACCACAGAGCGCGTGCAGCAAATCATCGATCACGTGCAGGCAAACCCTATCGATGACTGCCTCGGCGTCATTGAGAATATGGGGAACATCCCCGCTCCCGTGCTGACAGAGGAGGGGAGGATAGTTTTCCGCCTCCAGTTTGTCTGCGTTTTCGGCGAATAACCGCCACATCCATCCAACACGGCTGCCATCTGGCGGCCTTTTTTATTTGTGAGGTACACATGCAAGGCTGTGCTAATGATTTTGGCAAGCTGATCGGGAAAGTCGCCGTTCTGCGCATGGCATTCGGCTGCTCCGATACCGTTCCGGCGCTCTCTGAGTGGAAGCGTCTGGGTGCGATGACCACGAAAGGCATCGACTACTCCATGAACACCGTCAACTCTGAGGCTGACGATGCAAAGGGGCTGGTTGAGAACCTGGTCAACAACATGGATTTCACTATCTCCGGCGAGGGTGAGTTCCGCAAGTCGGACAAGGACAACGAAATCGGCGCCTGGCGACTGTCGAAATACATTTTCGATGAGGTGCAGGCCGGGCGACAGCCGACGGTGTGGGTGCGCTTCGATTTCGCTGGCGAGAATGCTGGCACCTACCTGATGGGCTACATGAACACCACCTCATGGTCTGGTGATTTCGGCACGTCTGATATCTCCACGTTCTCCGGCGAGTGGAAAGTCTACGACGCTGACACAGTGGTATTCGAAGTGGCAGATGCGATCGCCGCTACCGGAGTTGAGGTGACCCCTGCGACAGTGGCGTTAGTCGTTGGTGCCAGCCAGCAACTCACGGGAGCAGTCCTTCCGGTAGATGCAACCAATAAGGCGATTGCTTGGGCCAGCTCTGATCCGGAAATCGCCACAGTAACCGACACCGGCCTGGTTAAAGCCATCGCCGAGGGCTCGGCTACCATCACGGCCACGACCTCTGACGGCGGATTCACCGACACTACCACGGTCACCGTCACTGAGCCGTAAGCAGTACAAAGGCTGCCTCCGGGTGGCCTTGATACTGATTATGGAGACCTTATGACCCCAATCAAAGAAATCGGCGAGTGCATGATAGGCACCGGCGAGCAGGAGTTTTTCTTCCGGCCATCGTTTCGCAACATGACGCGCATCGGCGAGCCGGCGGAGATAGTCAGGACGTTTTACGACCTCTGCAATGATGAGGTGACGCCGCTGCTGCAGCGCGCTGCTGATGCTTATCGCGAACTTGGGCGCGTGCCGGATTGCGTGCTGCAGTACATCCACAGCGGCCTGCTGACGCGCGCGGCGATTATGGCTGCCCACACAGTGCTCACCGCCTGCTGTGATGACGATATTGGCGTCCTGGTGGGCTGGATGCGTCCGTCTCGCTCCAGGCGGCGCGGCATGGTATGGCGTCCTGGCTCCGTTCCACCGCAGGATATGATAATAATTGCGCAGAACCTGATGGCTCACGGCGTTGTGGGCAAAGCCAGGGTGCGCAAACTACAGCGCCACGAAAGCAATGAGACCACCACCGAGTTCCGCGCCGCCGAGTACATCATGGCTGCCCGCAACCACTTCGGCATGAGTCGTGAGGAAGCGGAAAACCTGACGATGACTGAATTTAGCATGTTGATTAACGCCAAATATCCCGACCAGAAAGGCTTCACCCGTGAAGAGTTCGATGCGGTTATGGACGAGGATGAGCGACGCTGGCAGGAGATGATGGAGAGAGAACAGGCAGCTAAAACCCAATAACCAGCCTCGGCACCCGCCGGGGCTTTTTTATACCTGCAGTAACCCTACCGCGCGTCGCAGCGCATTTAATCCCGAGTCTTTCAGAAAGCTGAGCCTGAGAACTGCCGTATATGGTGGCGACCATCTCGGGGCGGCTTTTCTGTGCGAACAGGCTCAACTTTCTAAAAGGTAATCGCTATGACATATCCAACCGTATCAGTAAACGGCGTGTCCGTTCGCGTTGACGCAGAAGGGCGCTATAGCCTGAATGATCTGCACGCAGCTGCGGTGGCAGAAGGTAAAGCCACTGAATCACAAAGACCTGGCGAGTTTCTCAAGACCAAGCAAGTAAGGCGCTTTGTTCGCGCATTAAGCGATGCGAAGAAAATCGCATCGGTATTGACGATTAAAGGCGGACCTCAGCAGGGGTCGTGGGGTCTTGAGCTTATCGCTATACGATATGCCGCATGGCTTAACCCGTTATTTGAAATTAAGGTGTATGAGACTTTTCAAATGCTCGTTCGACGAGGGTTTGATGCCATGTCTCGATTAAACAAGATTGACCATGTGATCAACACAGAGACTAAGGAAGTTAGCCATTGCGCCAGTAGAATGGGCAAGTGGGGCGCGGGTGGGAGGAAGCGACTTCTGCTGGCAGCCAGAGAGAGGGTTCTGGATGAGGTGCAAATGTACCTGCCAGGGCTGGAGGCATGAAAACCACAAAACTGTGGTGCTTTGCAGACCCGCCACGGCGGGTTTTGCTTTGTGGCCCGCTCATGCTGGCTTATCGCCACCATCTTTGAGCTCAACTGTTTTTGCATCCTCCAGAACTCGAGTTAGTTCATCGTGAGTAATGTTCTCAAGCGAGATTATTTTTCCATCTTTTTTTATGGTTGCTTTCTTCTTGCCGCTTCGATTTATGTAAGCGATGAAGCAGGCGCTGAAAGCCGCCCAGAACGGCCCAGAGTTAATCAGCTCGATAACTATTTCCTTCACTGAGTCCTGAGCTGAGTTAACGGCAAACGTAGGGCCACTCTCCACTTTTTTTTCTGAGGTATGGTTTATGCGGTACTCGTCGAGAATTTTACAGAAGGTGTCTGATATTTCAGATGGCAAAGTCAGTTTAAGTCCGGGATTACGCATCTCAATTCCCTTTGATAGTTGGTCAGAGAGGTTAGATTCATTGCGCTGCTTCCTGCGGGCGGCAGCAGCAGCGCTGCTTAACAAAGAACTGGTTATCATCTACTACAACATCGACACGGATAAGGTTATCAGCGGCAATGAAAAGTCAGAAAAGTAATCACTTATCCTTTCCGTATATACCCTTAAGCGTTTCAAACACGACGCGAGTACGGAATGAAAGCTATCGCTGATGCTTGTCGTCGGGCAGGGAACAAAACAATCTCGTTTCGAGGCGCAAAGGCTGAGTTTGTAATCGGCTAAGAGATCCGCCTTGATAACCAAACCCGCTTAACTGCGGGTTTTTGCGTTGATATGGATGCATAAACAGTTCATCGCATATGATTCTGCGTGGTAGATTCATCAAAATTATTTTTTACGGTGAGTCTGCGTGGAAGATGAGCAAGCAAGGCAGAGGGAGCTGAACGCCAAGCTCCAGCAGCGGTTATCAACGGTAACTCCTGATTTGCTGTCTGAATTTATGTTTAAGCGCGGTGTGGAGACTTTTCGATGCCTTCTTTGTGGAAGCGAAGACGTTGGTATCCCGCAGTGTCGCGAGCACATTTCAGGACCTGACGGCAGCATGACAAAGGCATACGTTGATTACATCAAGGTAGATGCCGATGGCCCTCCTTTTTCCCTGATGCACTACCAATACCGAATCATTTGCCGCAACTGCGGATACACACATCACATAGCTGTTTGGCCGGTGCTAAAATGGGTAGAGGACGGTGAAAGCCATGGCGAATAGAGAAAGGGATGCTGATATATTTCACATGGCCGATTACACCCAGTTTAAAAGGCGAGGTGGCGGCGGAGGTGGTGACATGAATGACAGAATGACCCGCATTGAGGCGGTTGCCGAAAATCAAGAAAAGCTGATCAGCGAAACGAGGGCTGAATTACGTGGCATTAGGTCTGACATGAAGGCCTCAGAAAACAGGATTGTCGATAAGATGGACGAAAACCAGAAGTGGCTGGTTGGCCTTCTTGTGTCGGCAATACTTGTTCCGCTCTTTATCGCTTTAGTCACTAAGTAGCCACTTTGCCGCTGCCAGCTTTCCCTGATAGGATGATTCCCATCTTTTACTGATGGGGATAGGGATGTGAAGAAGGTTCTATTGGTTGCAGCGATAGCAGTTTTACTTGCCGGTTGTGCTTCTGGCGGTAATAAGTCGATTGAGCAAGAAACGCAGATCGGCGTTCAGAGTAAAATAATCAAAGGGAAGACGACGAAGCAAGAGGTTAAGGCGCTATATGGAGAACCAACTGGAGTATCAATCTCCAGCGACGGGAAAGAGCAGTGGCATTATGTTTTCACAAATACACAGGTCAGTGGGAAAGCCTTTATCCCCATCTACGGACTATTTGATAACGGTGCCACTACTAACATGAAGCAGCTTATAATCGTATTTAATGATGATGTTGTGGATAATTACCTGTTTAATAATTCAAATTCAGAAGTTAAATCAGGCATTCTAAACTAAATAACCACCATGTTATAGACCTCGCTACGGCGGGGTTTTTTATTGCCAGGAGAACATGATATGGCGGAGAGCGCAGGCGGTATTTATTTCGATGTAGAGATGGAAATCAGGGGGCTGCTTACTGCTCAGCAGCGAGTGAATCAGCGTCTTGACCTGATGGAGCGCGGATTTGATAGCACATCCAGATCTGTAGAAAACACAGAGCGCTCAATGTCCAGTCTGTCACGCGTAGCTGTTGTTTTGGCTGGCGCATTATCCGTGCAGCAAGTGGCTGAATATGCCGATGCCTGGGCGACAGTTAACAATAAATTATCGAACTCTCTACGGCCATCAGAGCAGCTTGCCGACGTCACTGAGCGCGTTTTCAATATCACCCAGCAAACAAGGGGAAGCCTTGATGCCACGGCCTCCCTGTATGCTCGCCTTGAGCGAGCAACGCGACAGTATGGGACCAGCGCAGATGACCTTTCCAAGCTGACGACAATCATCAACCAGGGCTTCGTCGTTTCAGGTGCAACAGCTCAGGAAGCGGAGAACGCCATTATTCAGTTATCTCAGGGGCTGGCGTCCGGCGCGCTTCGTGGTGAAGAGTTCAACTCAGTAAACGAGCAGGGCAACCGATTAATCGTCGCGCTCGCTGACTCTATGGGCGTTAGTATTGGACAGATGCGCAACATGGCGGCGCAGGGCAAGTTGACTACAGATGTTGTGGTGAACGGGCTGCTTTCGCAAGGCTCAACGATTGGAGCTGAGTTCGCCAATACTACGACGACAATTAGTCAAGCTCTACAAGTTGCAGGCAATAACATCACCAAGTTTTTTGGTGAGAACTCCACAGTTAAGACTGGTGCCGCGATATTCAATGATGCCGTTGTGACGGCTAGTGAAAACATCGGAATACTCAGTGGAGCACTGACGGCAGTAGCTGCGGTAATGGGCAGCCGTTATGTCGGGGCGCTTACCATGTCTGCTGCGGCAAAAATAAAGTCTGCTGCTGCTTCCAGGACACTGGCTGCTGAGGATTCTTTGGCTGCCACAGCGGCGGCAAACAAGGCGACTGCAGATCTGCGTGCAGCGGCGGTCACGAAAGAGCGGGCGCTTGATGAAGTTCGCTTGGCGGAGATGCAAAAGTTATCTGCGATTAGCGCAACCAATGCAGCGGTAGCAGAGCAGCGACTTTCTGCAGCTAGGATTGCCGCAGCCGGTGCGGTTGATAATTATAACCGAGCCTTGGCTGCAAATCGGGCGGCGCAATCTGCATTATCCGGTGGTGCTGGACTCGCCAGCAAGGCACTTGGATTGGTTGGCGGCCCTGCTGGTGCAGCAATGCTTGCTGCCAGTGCGATCCTGTATTTTTCGCAAAGAGCCAAAGAAGCCAGGGACGACGCAAACAATCTCGCTGATAGCGTCAATGAGTTAAGCGGGAAATTTCAAACGATGTCCCATACCGAACTTGCTGCCTCGATCGCCAAGATGAGCCAGACCCTGCCTGAATTGAGCGACGCTGTTGCTGATGCACAAAAAGAGTTCGACTCCGCAACTGCAGCGGTGCAGCGGCAGCAGAGGGAAATAGACAATTGGGGGACGAATACAACCAGGGGACGGCAGGCTGCTGAGGCACTCGGAGGCGCTCAGGATAGTCTGGCGGTTGCGACCCTTGATCTTGAGCGTGCGCAAAACAGGCTGAGTCAGACACAAAACGCCATTGAGATGGGGCGGGCAACTCTCAACGGAACTATGCGGCAGGGTATTGACCTCCTCAAGCGCGACGGGGAGGAGGCCGGGATTGCCGCCGGGATGATGAACAAACTCGGCAGCATGATCGATTTTGCAACCAAGGCCAAAGAGCGATTCAACTCCAGCAGTCTGATGGTTGACCGACCACAAAAGGTACAGGAATACTTAGATAAACTACAAGATCAGGTGACGCTTCAAAGCGAACTGAATGATCGGAAGAGAGAGCAATTAAAGGCGGAGCAAGACATTAGGAAGCTAGGCGGCACAGACGCTGATGTTCGGCTTGCGCGTGAGAGGGCTGGTGCGGAATATGACGCACAGCAAGCACAAAAGGACAACAAAAATAACACAAAGGATGCAGCTTCTCAGGCTGGAAAGCTCGCCACTCAACAAGAGAATGTTGCCCAAAAACTTGCCAACCTCAAGCAGCAATCAGAACTGGCCGCCGGCTCTACGCAGGAGCTTAGCCGCGAGCAGGCGATCCTGAATTCCCAGCAGTCTCTCGGAAAAGGAGCCACGCAGGAGCAGATCGCGCTGGCCGGGAAATATGCCGCGGCAAAATGGGATACGGCCAACGCCATCAAGGCACAAGCTGCCGCCGAGAAGCTATTACCGGAAGCGAGGGAGAATGCGAGCTACAAACAGGATGTAGAGGCGCTAAATACCGCGCTGCAGGCCAAAAAAATCACGCAGCAGCAGTACAATCAAACCAGCGAACAACTGGAGCAGCAGCATCAGGCTAATCTCGCTAAAATCCGCGCCCAGCAGGTCGTTACACCGCAGCAATCGGCGGCTGGAGAGGTTGATCCAGTACAGCGACTGCAGAATCAGCACGCGCAGGAACTTGCCCTAATTCAGCAGTTTGAGCAGCAGGGGGTGCTCACCCACGAAAACGCACTGGCTCTCAAAAATGCTGCTGATACCCAGTATGAGCAACAGCGTATCGCCGCACAGTGGGAGATACTTAGTCAGCAAAGCCTCGGCTATAACATGCTCACCAGCGCCGTAGATGCGTTCTCCGGCAATGCCTCCAATGCCATTACCGGCCTGTTAACCGGTACGATGTCGGCACAGCAGGCAATGCAGTCGCTCGGCAGCACCATCCTGAACAGCGTGATTAACAGCATCGTTCAGATGGGCGTAGAGGCGATGAAAAACTACATCATCGGCCAGACCCTGGGCGGTGCTGCGGTGGCCTCGTCACTCGGCATGGCTGCCACTACTGCATCAGCCTGGGCGCCGGCGGCGGCAATGGCCTCACTGGCGACGCTGGGGGCCAACTCTGCACCTGCATCTGCAGGGATAATCTCTACTGTTGGTGTTGCCAAGGGCATGGCTATTGCGGGAGGCCGTAAAAATGGCGGCCCCGTATCCGCTGGCAGCATGTACCAGGTCGGCGAGGGCGGAAAGCCTGAGATTTACCGCGCCAGCACAGGAAAGCAGTACATGATCCCCGGCGACAACGGCAAGGTAATTAGCAATCGTGAAATGCAGTCCGGCGGCGGCGCAATGAAAGTCACGCATAACGTTTATAACTACGCCAGCGGGGTGAAAGCGGAGACCTCCAGCTCTCAGAGTAATGGTGAGCTGCTGGTTGAGACGTTTATCACCGATATTGAGAGCGGAGGGCCGATGTCATCTACTATGCAGCAAACATTCGGACTCCGACGCCAGGCCAACGGCGCTTACTAACCACGACCCGCTTCGGCGGGCTTTTTAATGGGTGAACATAATGAAAGTAGCAATCGAAGTTAATGGCGAGGTTATCTGGTACCGCGACAGCGATAAACAGGAGGGGATGGCGTCGTTGGGCTATTTGCAGGACGGCACACAGCAGAAAATCATCGCCGCCCTTGAGGATGCTCTAAAGCAAGCTCAGGTTGAAAATATCATCTGGGATGAAGAGCAGACCCAAAAAGATATCGAGGCAGCAAAAGCAGAAAAGCGGCCATATTCCCATCTTAAAACCAGGATACATAATGGCCGCATTGTCAGAGAGTTTATGTTTGAGGATTTCTCGCGGGACAGACCTGGCAATTAGCTATCAAGAAATTGCTTGAGATCTTCCCTTGCTTTTAAAACCGAAGGATGCTGTAGGGAATCCATTTGGCGTAGAACTTCTTTTTTAGAATCCTCATTTAGTTGCCTGAAAATAAGGCCAACAGCAATCTTAAGACCAAGAACTTCATCAGCTACCTGATTGACATCCGATCTTTCTGTGCTGATTTTTAGTTGATGCAAAAACTTATCGTTCCCCATGCTTTCTCCATTGGTTGGTTATGAAATGCTATACGACGATAGCTTTTGAGCATCAACAAGAAAATCCTGATAAACGATCAGTGCCGCCTGCTGGCGGCTTTTTTACGCCCGGAGGAAACGTGGCTATCAGCTACCCGGACTGGCTGCCGCTACCGCAGCGCGCCGATCAGAACATGACGCAGGACACCGGCTGGCAGACTACGCAGCCCGCTGTCGGCCCGGCGATATTCACGCCGTTCACCACCGATTTGAAGGCTACCTGGTCGCTCCAGTGGATTTTCACGTTGGACCAGGCAGAGCGGTTTAAATCGTGGCTGCGGTCGCCGTCGTACTGCAACCGTGGCAACGCCTGGTTCGAAATGACGATAGACCTCGGCGACACGCAGGGGCCGCAGGCGCAACTGCTGCACTTCGTCAGCATGCCGGTGCAGACCAGTAAAAACGGCAACATCGTCACCTGGACCGCCAGCGTTATCAGCAATGGCATTCAGGACATAACTGAGGACTACGACGATTGGATCGTCCAGGCACCGCCTCGCTATGGCTACTGGCTCGATCTGCTCGTTACTGAAATTTTACCGAGGCCATAATGCCGACACTCAGAGAATGGAAAGAGCGCCGCCCGGCCAGCGACATCAAGCAAACGGTCGTTTTCTCTCACCCAAATTTCACTTACCGCGTCGTGAACAACCTGTTCCGCCCAGCGCAGTTTGGCGGTGTTGATTTCGAGCCTGCGCGCTTCAGCGTAACTGAACCGGTGCAGGACGGCACGGCCACGCCAGAGATGGTGATTACGTTTGTGCAGGCGTCTGAGCATGTTCGTCAGACCCTGAAAAACTGGCGCGGTGCGGCGAGGATGTCGCCTATCAGCTGCATTTACCAGCAGTGGGATGCCATTGGTGATGCCTACCCGATGAAGACCTGGTCGCTGTATGTGAAAGACATTTCCGCTGACGGCAACAACGTCACGGTCAACGTCGGGCTGACAAATCCGCTGACGCTGGCCAATCCAATCATTTACACAACCGACCTTTATCCTGGCCTGAAAACATCATGACTCAAGACGAATTTATCCGGCTTGTTAACGGCAGGCCGTGGGCTAACCGTGCCTGCAACTTTGAGCGGCTCGACTGCTGGGGCCTGGTGGTCATGTACTACCGGCACGTTCTCGGGCTGGAGCTGCATCATATGCCTGGGTATGAGGCGCACTCCGATTTCGTTACCTGCTACGAACAGGAAGTTAGCGCATGGCGACCAGTCCCGGCGCCGGTTACCGGCTGCATCGCCGTGTTCTATCGCGGCCAGGTTCCGGCGCACATCGGCGTGATGGTCAGCCCCGTTAAATGCCTGCACGCTCGCGGCGAGTTCGGATTTGTGCGGCAGGACAGCCCCCGGGCGCTGCTGAAGGTCTACGAAAAAGTGGAGTATCTCGTACATGGTTCGATATGAGCTGCAAAGGTTGCCTGGCGCGCCGAAGGAGCGGGGTAGTACCGAAGTTGGCAGGCCGCTGGTTCATCTGCTGGATAGCCTGAAACTGCACAGTAACGTGATAGTTAAACTGAATGGGCGCAAGCTGGCTGATGATTTCGACATCGAGTATCAGCTTCGCGCGGGCGATGTGGTGTCGATTTACGACCAGCCAGAGGGCGGCGTCGGCAAATTGGTCAACCGCATTCTGCGGCCTGTGAGCAAAATCCTCTCAGGAACCATGAAGTTTCTCGGTATGTCGCCGAAAATGGGCAGCGTGTCGGCCGCTACTGGTGACTCACCGAATAACGACGTCACTCAGCAGACCAACAGGGCCCGCCTCTACAAAGGGCGGCCGAACATCTACGGCCAGGTGCGGTCGTACCCAGACCTGATTCAGGAGTCGATGTTTGAGTATATCGACAACAATAAAATGGTCACGGAGTGGATGGAAATCGGCTGTGGCCACTACAACGTTTCCTCTGTCCGCTACTCTGAATCGTCGGTCGCCGCTATGGCCGGTGCCAGCTCTGAGGTGTTTCAGCCCGGAACGGTTATCCCTCAAATCATCCAGGGCTACGCGTTCGACGACGTCGACGGGCAGGAGATGCCAGGAACAAACGAGCAGACGACGAATATCGTTCACCAGGCGACCAGCACTAATCTGCTTACAGGCACGTTTGCCGGCGGACAGTTCTACGCGAAAATTAACAAAGAGAACGCGTTTGACGTTTTCTACGAAACGCCGCGGCCGTTCTCTGTTACCGCGACGGTTAACGTCACCTACAACACCGCCAGCGGCTCGGTAACGCGCGATGTGAATGTTGCGGCCAACCTGTTTAATGCCGAGATATCTGACGACGGCGCTCTGATTGACCCGCAGGAGTTCTACGAGTTCTGGTTCAATAACCTGTCAGGATCCGATATCGCACAACTGCCGGGAGACACCGTCGTAAACAGCACGCTATTCACCATCACGCAGTATGAAACCATCGCAGTGGGGCCTTTTTTTGCTGCGCTGGCGGGCGATCAACTCTGGCTGCATCTCTACGCAAACCAGAGCGACGACGAGGACGGCCCGGCCAGACTAACCTGGTGGCAGATTGACGAGGAAAACGACCAGATACCCGGAACCGAGGAGTCGATGGAGGTCAACGTCAGGAATGACGGCGACGAGCCTGATTATATTTACCGGACATACAAAATAACGCCCGCAGCCGGTTTTGGGCGCTATGCGTTCAAGGCAGAGCGGATCAATAACTCCGCCGCGGACTCTGTGCTTTATCTCTCCGGCGCACACTCAGTCATTGTTCGGCAGAACGTGGTTTATCCCGACGATACGCTGGTGAGGGTTACCGTTCGGCAGACTGAAACGCAGACCGTAGCCTCTGAGCGGAAATATAACTGCCTGGCGCAGCGCCGGGTAATTTCGTGGACACCTGCAGGTGGAATTGACTATACACTGCGCGCCAGCAGGTCATTTGCTGATGCGGTCCTGCACGAATGGGTCATGATCGGCAAGCAGGACGTTTCTCGACTCGACATGACGTCGCTCTACGCCATCTCCGAAGGCCTGGCTGATGAGCGATTGGGCTATTTCGACTGGACATTCTCAGACGCCAGCCAGCCGCTGGGCGAGCGAATCCAGACGATCTGCAATGCTGCCAGGGTTAATTTTGACTGGATAGGCAATACGCTGGTCTTCTGGCGCGATGAGCGGGTGGCAAACCCTGACGCCATATTCGCCCGCTCAAATATGTTCTGGGACGAGTACAAACTCAACTGGTCAATGTCCCTGCCGGGCGGCTATGACGGTGTCACGCTGGACTATATCGACCCGACGTCGAACAAGAAGTCGTACATCTACCTGTCGATAACCAGTAGCGGCATTTCGCAGGTAACCGATCCGACGGTTAACGCGAAGCAAGTCAGCTTGGACGGCTGCCGGAACGCGGTTCAGGCAAATGACCGGGCGTGGCTGGAGGCCCGCAAAATCCTTCTCTCTCGCGTCACGATGACCGTAAAAGTGCTCGAGTCAACAGAAGTAGAGCGGGGTTCTGTCATCCAGTGCCCAGATATGTACGACAACGTGCAGCAGACAGGATACCTGAAAGGGCGTGATGGCGATATTTTCCGCACGTCAGAAATCATCGACTGGTCACTCGGCGATATGTGGGTCGTCATGACCGACAGCGCTGGCGACTATCGCGGGCGATGGCGGGCGTACCCAGTAGATGGATCTCCCCGCGCGTTCTCAGCGGCGGCCGATGCTTTCGATATCAACGTCTACGACGGCGTTAACGTGCAGTCGCCGAGCCGGTATTTCATCGCGACCGATACCGAGCTTAATTCAACGCTATGGCGCGTTGAAAGCTCCAGGCCGAACGGCGACGAAACGCAAACCCTTTCCCTGTCTGAGTATTCAGACGACATCTATCCGTAATTAACCATTTAATTTCGCGCGCATCGGGGCAGCCCGAGGATTGCGCGCGCCAAAAGGGCGACAGACATATGGCAGACAAATACCTGGGCATTCCTCTCCCGACTCCGACTAAAAATGCGGTGCCGAGTACCGACATTCGCGACCACCTGTTTGCCGGCGCAAAGCTGGATGAAGAGGCGACCAGTGGTCAGGACATTTATATTGACCGTCTGGGGCGTGCGCACCTGACAAACACCGGCCGAAATAATAAATTTGCAGCTGAGATGCAGGCGATGGTTGACCGCTTCAACGCATTTATCGAGCGCAGCGGCTACCAGGTCATCGGCGACTACGAAGATGGCCCGCTGACGATCACCGAGTACAATCAGCTTGTCCGCTATCAGGACGAGTTGTGGAAGATCACAGCCGACACCGATATTACTTTCACGACAGCAGGCAATACTGCGGAATCGTGGGAGTCGTCGGATAAGGCTCATTTTGTCTCAGTGGGCGATGGCGCCCTTCGCCAAAACCTGGGTTCTGGCGATGGGGCCTGGCTGTCCGGTTATAGAAACTCAACAGTCGGGGATGAATTAGATTCTCTTCAATTCTCTAAATATATCCCGGATATTTATTATGGTGCGTTTTTTGAAAACACAACTACTGCTATAAACGTAGTGGCATCGCACGATGGTATTACGTTCAGTGATCCTGTGCGGTTGACTACGGGCTCTGGTTCTCTATTGCGCGGGCGTGACCCGTCAATTATTTTTTATGGGGGAAAGTGGCTGATAGCCACGACTGCGAATACGCCAGGCTCTGTAGATTTAATAATCTACTCAAGCCCGGATCTGGTTAACTGGTCAGCAAATAATATAAAGCTAAACGGAGACTCAGCGATATGCAGCTCGGTTAATAGCTGGGATGGAGGAACCGTTCCAGCTTCTTTGCTTTGGGCCGGTGAGCTAATTATCGATCATAAAACAGGGAAACTACATCTTATAATCAGTATCCTTATTGGGGTTGATACTACAAAGGGTAACTCCGATCGGATGTTTGGTATCTACATATCAGAGTTAACTGATATCGATAACCTTACGTTTTCTGTTCCTTCCAGGATTTCCGTTGTTGATAACGACGGAACAACAAATAAATACAGTCGTATAGATGCCACAATTGCATATAATGACATTAATAGTCGTTATCTGATGGCTGTTAAGCGTGAAAACTATGGGATAATTGATATTTTCCAGAGTAATAGTATTGCCGGCGTTTTTAGTTACATAAATTCTATTACAGCATTGCAAACTACGGGTGCGTCGGGTAGTTATTACAGAAAATCTTCAATTGAAGCACCAACGCTTTACAGGATGAAAGATGGTGTAACCTGGGTAGTGGCATTCGACCCAAACGACACGTTCGATGGTATATTATACGTATCGTCATCTGACGGATTCACTACAATGACAACGCCAAAACGGCTGGGGATGCCTCCCTTCCGTCATGGCTCTGTCGTTCCTGGTTTTGGTTTATCACCGCAGGCCATAAAAAATCTTGAAGATTGCCGAAATGGTATTAATGGTTATACGCCACTTGCACAGCTACCTCTGAACTTTGTCAAACTTACAGAAAGCTGCAGTATTATCCCTCGTTCAGACACGGTCTACTGGACTGATTCCGATATAACTGTGACACTGGTTGCTCCAACTGTTATTGCAGGGAATATGAGCTATCCAAGACGCTTCTATTTCTGTCTTCGCACAAACTCTCGCCTGATAAAAATGCGCGTTACTGGGGCTGTTGCTGGCGGCGTGTGGGACATAGGATGGGGCGTAAACAACGATCGGCTCATAGAGTTTTTTTATGAAACGCTGAGCAGCGTTTATCGCAGTGAAGCGATGGGCGCCGTGTCGTATGTTCAAACTCGGTTGAAGGCAGACACAGGCACAAACTCGATAAATGAAAATAATGTTACTTGGGCGCCACGTCACGCCAAAACATACGTTATTGTTGATGGTGACGGCCCTATGACAATTCACGCGCTCCCAGATATGCCAGTAGGGACATATTTCAACATCGTTATTCAGTCTGGGTTAGGGACGTTTCAGGCGCTGCTGCTAAAAGCGGGAACCAACACTAATCATTTAGGTATGCCAACTGACTGGGTTTATAACGGAGGTGGCAGTAACTACGACGGGAAAATTATTCGAATAGAGAAGGGGTCAGACCGCTGGTTTGCCACAAGATAGTGTAAACCCGCTTGATCTCCACCACCATTGAAACTACTGTATATAAAAACAGTATTTATGAGGTGGAGATTATGGCCCGTTCATCCGACATTAAAGCCGCATTCTGTGCGGCTGTTCAGCTCAACCCGAAAGGCTATCAGTGCCTAAAAACCAACGATTTCATCCGAGAACTTGCAGCGAAAAACTGGCACATGTCGCATGGCGAGGCAAACGAGTGGATCGAACGCAATCAGCAAGATTTCGTCGATAAAACGCCGACGCACACAGACGACCGGTACTGGATTCTTCGCAACATGGGTAGGGTACGCTAATGGGATTTCCCAGCCCTGCCGCTGATTACACCGAAGAGCGTCTGACGCTCGATTCAATCTGCAACATCACGGCTAACAGCCTCGTTATCGAGACGAGCAGAGGTTACGCAGTCATCGACAAATCGTACAGGCCGAAGCAAGGCGACACGGTTCTGTATTCATTCTGCGGAAGTAGTGGGTTTGCAAAGCTAATGGGTAGGTCGCTGATAACGGAAGAGGGGGAGGCGCTGGAAGGGGGGTCGCTGAACGATGTGACGGTTCATGGCGTGCTGACGCACTCGATACTTGAGTTTAAGCGAGACGATGGGCCTGTGTGATGTGTCATTTTTGTGTCATGGATGATTCATCGTCATCCATCATCTTTCATCGTGTGCCATCATCTTTCGAATGTGAATGCGGGAGATAGCTTAATAAACAGATAGTTATGTATGGTGCTTCTGATTCGTAATGCGAAGGTCGTAGGTTCGACTCCTATTATCGGCACCATCTTTTCTAATAAAATCATCTGGTTACCGTTGCGTTGTTTTGCTTTTTTTAACACGAATGTGCATTTTTGCGCGTTGTGCGTGTGGCAAAATTGTGGCATATACAGTGAAATTGTTTGTGGCTCAATGCAAAGGTATGCTAATAGCATGTGTTACCTTGTAGCCCCGCCTGTCTTGTCTTTTGGGCAGTATTGCTACTTTGATGGCTTCTGGTTACAGATATTTTCAGTTCAGTTCACTGATTGCACGGATGGGTCGAAAGGATGTTACTACAAAAACATACATTCAAACACGTTTAGTAGACCATTTGGGTATTTGCATTCACTTGACTACCCACTTACATTTTACTTGTGTCATCTCTGACAAAATAATGCATCCAATATCCTGCTAAATTGACAGGCGTCTTTGAGCGAGAAGCGGAAGTTCACTAAATCCTGAATCATCAGGAATGGGCGCAGGCCCATAGATCTCTATGCTCGCTTCCAAGGTAGCGTAACCACTCTCTAAAAGAGAATGGCGCGGATTTCAGGGTTACTTACAGTTTTAGAGGGTGATAATTCATGTGGCTGATGTTTTACTAATTAAATTAATAGTTGTTACAAAAGTAATTTAATACATGATGAATATCAAAGTTACATACCTCTTTATTGGTAAAATACGCATTGTCTTTTTAATAATAATTAACCATCAAAGGTATGTTTAACATATGGCGACAAAGATTAGATTAGAAAACCCACAAACCGGACAAACATAGACGGGTTTTATGGTTTTTCATGGACATCTTTCTTTTTTGGTGCGTTTGTTGCACTTTTCTGAAAAGATTTTATAACTTTCGTTCTTACCCTCGCGATCACGTTAGCGATTTTATATTTCACCCCTCGTCATGGTGGAAGTCAGTCAGTTGGTATTTTCATGAGTTTCCTTTACAACAAGTACTATACGCTGAGGTGCATTAAAGAAGGTTACAACCTGGCCGGAAACCATACCGAAAACGAGATGGCAGCAGCTAAGTTAAAGCTAATTCTGAATAACAATAACTGCAAAACGGTTGCAATAAATGATAACAACCAAGTAACCAATGTCATTTAATTTAGCATTATTAGGTAAATTATGAAACTTAAGCATTTCGCGCTTGCAATGGCATTTTTTCCAGTTTTTGCACATGCAACTCCTGAAGGAGTTATGTTTTTTCAATGTGGGCAAAAAGTTTTAACATACTACTTAGAATCTAATTTCATTTTCATAGATGATACAAAAACAGACGATGCAAAATATCTAAAGGATAAGGATAAAGGTAATCTTTATTTTTTCAAAATTAATGCTGAGCAAGGAGGGCTTTATACTCAGTATGTATTAACTATTCCTGAGAAAAAGAATTTAGGCAAGCAAAAACTCACCTTGGATAGTCAGCTATTCAATGCTGACGATGAAGCATTAAGAGAGGCTGACGAAGTGAATTGTTCCAAAGCAGAACGCTTTATACGCGAAGCCCCTACTACTCTTTCCGTGATGGAAAGAATGAACCAGGACCAGGGTTGATATGTATTAGTCGCGACTTGATCTGACACATGGCCTTGAAAGGTTGAGAGTTACCGGTTTTGATATGGGTGTCGAATCCTTATACAAAACACGAGGTAACTCTCATGCTTCATACTACCAATCCGGTCATCAAACACAAAGCCGGTTT